ACTCGCGGGCACATGGATTCGCGGCAAACGATGGGAAGACGAAGTATCACCAGTAGCACAACAAAAACACAACGGGTTCGCCCAAGCCGATTACACAGCAGGAGTAAATTTTGATGAGCGCGGAAATGTCATCCTCTAGAAAACCATTCAGCTTCGAACAATTCGCGGCACAGTTTGTCCGTCGAGAATTCCACTGCGAAATTCACGGGGAAAGCGAGCAGGCATCAACCGATGGCGGAAAGACATATCGCGGATGCATCAAATGCGAAGCCGAAGCCACCGAAAAGGCCGAGAAAGAAAAAGCCGATGCAGAGGTAGCGGCTAAAGAATTGCGCGACCTACGCGAGCGCACAGAGGCTTGCATGATCCCGCGACGCTTCTCCGACAAGACCTTCGAAAACTATGCTAAGGACACTGACTCGAGAGCGCGCAATTTTCAGGCGTGCAAGGACTACGCTGACAACTTCCAGAAACACTTTACGGATGGTCGCTGCATGATCATGTCCGGCAGCGTTGGTACTGGTAAGACACACCTAGCCATAGCAATTGCTAAGCAAGTGCTTGCAGAGCTTGGAGCTACTGCGCGGTACACAACTGTCGCTAACCTGCTTGCAGAGATGAAAGCCACCTATGGAAATGACTCGAAGCGCACAGATCAGGACGTGCTCGACGATGTGATTTATCCAAACCTTCTGATTCTTGATGAGATCGGAACCACCAAGCAGTCTGAATTCGAGATGGCTAGCGTCTTTAATCTGATCAACGCACGATACGAGGAAATGAGGCCAACGATTGTCATCTCAAACCTCGGTCTTAGCCAGATTTCTGACGCTATTGGCGAGCGATGCTATGACCGGCTGCGCGAGGATGGCGGTATTGGCCTGATTTTTATGGGCGAATCAAACCGCAAGCAGAAATAGATTGCCTGGATGGGGGTGGGTCTGTAGCATTCGAGCGCAATCACACGGAGCGGAATTATGAGAGACACTTTTAGCCTGGAAGCGGAACAGAGCGTCTTGGGTGCCATGATGATGGCGCCAGAGATGATCGATCTTCTGTGCGCGGACATTTCTGCCAAGGATTTCTACTGGGATGACAACGCGGAAATCTTCAAGGCGATTCTCGAGCTTAATGCGCTCAACCGAAAAATAGATTTCATCACGGTTGGCGAACACATAGGAACTCTTGGCAGCGGAGACTCAGCGCTCGCATACGCCGCGCAAATACAGGACGGTACGCCTAGCACTGCAAACGCAGAGCAATACGCCAGAATCGTGCGAGAGAGGGCTATAGATCGATCATTGGCGGATATTGCTCGAGATATTCACGAGATAGCTCACAGCACCATTCAGACGGAGGATAAAATCTCTCGAGTGCAGACCGCTGTGCTTGGACTGGATACCGATACGGCGACCAACGATACGGTTGGTATTTTTGATTCGCTCGTCAAGCATATGGACGTGCTCGAGGTTAGGCTTGCTGGGGAAAGCAAGATAACCGGAATAGCCACAGGTCATGACGAATTCGACGAGCATACAGGCGGTTTGCAGAATGGTGGCCTGTACCTTGTGGCTGGTCGTCCCAAAATGGGAAAAAGCACATGGGCAATTGGGGTATGCCAGCACGCAGCGTTTAGGCTTGGTAAGCGAGTAATGCAATACCACCTTGAAATGACCGAAAAGCAGGTTATGGATAAGGTTCTTGCCGCCGAGGGCTCAATCCCTCTTGACGCGCTAAAGGATGGTTCTGCGCTATCTGAGCACTCTGCGCAGCTTATGGCGGCAGTATCGAAAATGAAGGACGCAAGTTTTGACGCATCGTATCGCTCGAGTTATACCATGCAGCAAATTCGAGCAGATGCACGGCGCAAAAAGCGTAAGGACGGGCTGGACTTGATAATGGTCGATCACCTTGGACTGCTTAACAGTGACGACCCAAAGCACAATCAAGTGGCGAAGATTACGGAAATCTCGAGACAGGCTAAGCTTATGGCAAAAGAGCTGAATGTCCCGGTCCTGTTCCTGTCACAACTCAATCGTTCGCTCGAGCAGCGCCCTAACAAGCGTCCGGTTCCTTCCGACCTTCGCGACTCTGGATCGCTAGAGCAAGACGCCGACATGATCATCTTTGTCTATCGCGATGAGGTTTATCATCCGGATACTGATCGCAAGGGTATTGCCGAGATCATTATTGGCGCTGCTCGAGAGTGCTCAACTAAAACCTTTTACAGCGTATTCCAGGGAAGGTACTCAAGATTCGTTAAGCTTGATCCTGCCGCTATGCAAGGATGGGATGATGATGGGCCGGAAGAACCAAAGAAGACGGGAAAAAGCTGGAAGAAAGGTGGATTCTGATGGAGGACGTAAATGACTACATTTGCGCAACCTGCCTCCCCATTAATGAGGATAAAATTTATATTGACTATTTTATTTGGGAAGAACAAGATTATTAAAGTAACAGTATGTATTATGAATATCAGATTGAAGACTTAGAAAGTCAACCAAAGAGGGAGAAAACAAATGCACACAATTCATCACGTTGCATACGAAATCTTCAATCATGAAGTAGGTACTATCGCGTTCTTTGAACATTTTGAGAATGTCAATAGATGGGAAGAAGATAACTCAAAAGATCCAAAAGGATATTGCGAATACGGTCTTAGGCTTACTACATCGGCAGAGACAGACATTTGGTATAAGGAGATTTGATAATGACGCACGGCGATATTATGCTAACTATTGGTTTGCTTCTTGGATTCTTGTTAGGAATCCCTGCTGGAGTTTGGTTATCTTATTTTGCTAACGCAAGAGGTTTGAAGTAATGCTAAAAATTAAAGATATTAAACACGGTCAAGTATTTTATGCGATGGATAATGACGGTCAAGATTACTCCTTCAAGGCTTGGGGCGAGCCAACCCTTGTTAACGGAATTTGGACTGTAGAAGCCGAGGATAGGGGAAATTACTCTTACACTTTCACAGAGAACGACGAAGCAATTCTGTTTTTGACGGATAGTCTGGAGAATATTCAATGAGCATTGAATTTGAACGTTACTCAGAGTTTGAAGATTGGGCATATGAAAATGGATACGACCCCGAAGCTAAGTTTGACGTACAAGAAGAGTCACATAAACGTGAAACTCTCCTAACTTTCTATATGGAGAATTCTGTAAGTGGTTCTTGGGCGTGTGTGAAAGTTTTTTGTTCATATGATTACGGGTGGGGAGATGTACAAGTTACAGAGGGTCTGCATCGAAAAGCTATAGTGACAACTAAGTACATATATGAGACTTGGTAATGGAGAGAAAAGATGACTATCTGTGTTACGAATGTTGGATCGGTGAATTTGGCAACCCTTTCGACTGCCGAACGCAAGAGCATCGAAACTCACAAAGAGGAATGTCTCCAGAGGTGGAAGGCAGCAAACCAGCACGCCAGCCAGATCTATTTGGGGCTGAAGTCGGGGAAGACTCGGCTATGGGCGGAAACGCAGCTAAAGACTAGACCCGACATCGAGGCCGAAACCCGGCGCCAACTGAATTTATTGCTGAAGGTGAAGAAATGAGCGTATGGCCTACAGATTCAAAGCAAGTCATGGTGGAAGCCTTCTATCAGGCTGGCGATGATCCTTTTATCTATGGCGTCATTGGGCAGACAAGTGCACAGGCGATCACCGACATTGAGTCAGACATGCGGGATTACCTTGCGGATCACTTCAATAGCGGTGATGGATCGTATCTGTTTGAGGCAAGCTGGGATGATGGCGAATACGAGGATGGCTATTGCCTGCACTCGCCATACTGGGAGCTAACCGTAGTTGACTTTCGCCCAACGGAGGCCGAAGCATGAAATATGAGTACCGAGTTATCTATCAGCGAGAAGGATGCAGGAAGCGCATCAAGCGTTGCGCCAAGGAGGCGACTGCTGAGCGGTTTATGAAGCTACTAGGACCAGAGCCTTGGACGGCCTTCAATCAAGATCCTGACGAGTTCGAGTGCTGCGATGGATGGGAGTGTGGCTGCACAGGCAAGACGGTTAGAGAATGGTCAGACTTCCAGCGCCAGGAAATGCCGAAACTTGAGTTCGCCCGCATCGAACGCCGCGAAGTGGCCGAGTGGGAGTTTTCCTTTTGATCGTGCTTGAGCTTCCATATCCGCCCGCGAACAACAGTTATTACAGGAATATTACGGTTGGTGGTCGAGGCCGGACAATCATCAGCGCGAAAGGTCGGCAGTACTCGTCTGACGTATCCAAGATCATCGGAACAGTTGAGCCAATCGACTTCCGCATCTGCATGGTTGTTGACGTTTACCCGCCAGACCTCCGCAAACGCGATCTGGACGGCGTTCTCAAGGCATTGCAGGACTCCATAACCAAGGCAGGGTTCTGGAGCGACGACGAGCTTATAGACGATCTAAGGGTTATCCGTAAGCACAAGGTTCCAGGCGGAAAGGTTGTCGTGCATATTTCTGAATGTATTGCTTGACTCTCCCAACACCTAAGCCATAATCAGAAGACATTTACGGAGGGTGGGAAATGACTAACATCGAGATGTTCGAAATTGGAGATTGGTGCGAGGTAACGACGAACGATGGCTACAACTGGAAGGCAGCCAAGGTGCTTTTCGTGGACGAGCTGATCGTCCTGATTGGAGAGGTTGAAGGCAAGGCAGACCGTAAGCTATTGCGCCGCTGTGATGCTGATGTTTCGTTCCGGGCGTATAGAACGGCTGAGCAGATCGAAGCTGATGAACTGAAAACAAAACTTGGATCTCTGGCGTCACTGATTCAGCAAGAGGCTAGGTGCGCTAACGCGCCAATGGAGTACTCGTCTGCTCTGAGCATCGCAAATACGCTGATGATCGACGGCTACCGCAAACAATAGTTCTCCAGAGAACAGTTAACCTTTAACGTTATTGGGTGGAGGGATTTATGGATATTGACGCTATGACTGATCTAGTCGGACGAATGACTAGGGCTCAGAAGGAATATCTGATCAAGCTTGACGGATGGGATTACAAAAGCACAAGGCCGTCAGTATCTCGTACTCTGCTGAAGGACGGGCTCTTGAGAAATTACAGAGGCCCGGATTACGTATGCCGCACAAGTCTTGGCGACGAACTAAAGACATTCATTCTTAAACAGGATTCAGGACTTATCACCAAATGACCCTAACCGACCTACTCCCAATCCTCCTGGCGATTTACGAGAAACACGGTGACTTACCATTGGCTACTGGGTTTGACGAGCATAAGCCTATTGTTGGGGCGCTGGTGAGTGAGTTTGAGAAGACGAGCGAGCTTGGGAAGAAGGGCGAGCTTTTCGTGGATTTTTATTGAGGTGATTTATGAG